TGATTGAGTATGTACTGCAAATGATTTGATACAATCCTCAAAGTTATAAGTCCTTAATGCTATCCAGAAGAAACCTTTTTGCATGTCGTTCAATGCTCTTTGTTTTGGATACTGCATTTCAATCGCAGATATAAATTTTCTAAACTCTTGTTCTGTCATTGTTATTCCCCTTTGGTTTTAGTGCTGTTAGTTTTTGTTTGCTTTGTAATCTTGTTAAATAGTTTATCAATTTTTTATAATCAATTGAGTCAGCCTCGCTTGATCTTGATCTAAAATATTTATCGTCAACAACTTCGTTATATAATCTTGCATAAAATCTTTTGTAATTATTGTTTAGTTTATATATATCTTTACTTGATTTTTTTACATCAAAAATAATAAAGTGTCTTGCTATGTTCCAGATGCATTCAATACCAACTTCATGCCCTTTGTTTCTGTATGCTGTTGTATAATCGTATATCATTCTCCATACATGTTGATTCGCCAGATGATAGTTTAAAAATTCTTGAAATCCCTCAACATTACATGATCTAATTTCATTTTCTAATGACTCGAATGTTTGGAAGTTATCTTTATATATGCTCATTATTTTTGCCTCGCTTTTTTCCAATGTCTTGTTAGTGTAATAGGTACTTCTAGTATTTTATTGCTTGGTTCATGTATCCAATGCTCTACGTTCTCGCATTCAGTATTCAATAATTTACAATCTTTTTGTTTGTATATTACGTCACCATATTTATCTATATTTTCTTCATGTTTGTCACCATACTCATCATATTTTACTCTCATTATTTTTCTCCTCTATTCCACGTTCTCTTTTACTTCATCTAAAAATTTTTGTTCAATGTAGCTTGGGCTCGTTAATTTATTAAGAAATTCTTCTGGACTTTTATATTGTGTTTCTTGATTCCAATAATCATATTCATCTTGTATAGTTTTATCTGTTGAAAATTCGTTCTTAAAGTTATTTGAATTACTACAATAATCTATTCTTAGATTGCACAGAGCAATACATTTAATCATTATTTTTCTATCTTTCATTAGCTTTCTCCGAACATTTACTACAGATGTGTTTCGTAACTCTGAACCCATGCACTACTATAGTGGGAACACCACCTCTATTCTCAACAGTTTCCTTGCTTGGACTTCCAAATGAGATAGACTTTTTTGAATACATACTACCTTTCTCAATGATTGATTTACATTGATAGCAATCGTATTCTTTTCTTGCTCTTGTTAATTTAGTCATCTTTAAAATCTCCTTGTTAATTTACTCGTCATACTTAAATTCCATATGCATATCTTCCAATGTATCTGCAAATTCTTTTTCTAATCTGTTTTTAATTTTTATTAATGTTTGCATATAAAAAGTATTGAGAGCATCTTGTCTGCCTTTGTTGTATGATAGCTCACATCTAACATCTGGCATCATTTGTTTTTTTAACCATTCTCTTGGTAATTGTTTCTCTATTATATGAAGATCAGCATTCATGCATTCACTAATAGTTTTAATAATATTTAATTGATCATTTTCTTTCATGTGTTTTTCTCCTCATTTATTTCTGGAAAATCATAAGCATTTACAATTTCGGCTGCTTGATCTTCGCTCATTCCATGCGATCTAAATCTTTTGATCGCGTCTTCTGTGCTGAGTCCCTCCTCCAAAGAACTCAGCAGAACATCGTTGAATAATTTACTCATTTATTTTCCTTGATTAAATCGTTGTAGTCATCTGATGCTTTTTGATCTTCGTCTTCTGGAATTAGATCAACCCATTCAGACAAACGAATTCTATCCTCTCCTTTTCTTAAAATTGCAGATTTAATTAAACGATTATCAACATAAAATCTGAATTGCCTGTCTCCATTATCCATAATTTTATGGGTGGTCTTGATCGTTGCGAAGTCATGCGAGTTAGTCGCACTAGTTCCGATCTTGATCTTGTTTATTCCCTCGCGTTTAACACCATATGATTTATTTGATTTATAAATGCATGCGGTTATGTCGTTCCAGATAGGGTAACTGTGTGCCATTTTATTTTCTCCAAGTTAATATACTATACTAGTATTATACTCATATTATATATTAAAAGTCCAGATGAATTATATTTAATTTCAATATAAGCATTTACTGATATAAGAAAATTCGGCTAGACAATATGGCACTTGTGACTATAAAGACCATATGAGTAAGAGCCATACTATCAGCCATAGGCAATTGATAAAGGATATGGCTCGCAATGAATATGCAACATGATCTAGTAGATCAGCTAGGCTCGATCGCAAGACGATCTCGTTCTCATTATTCCAGACACAGCAAGTCTGTCTGCAATAATCGAGATTGTTTTATTGCCACCAGTAGATTACTATTGAGTTATGAACCTGAAGCCGAAAAACAAAGAGATCAACCCAAGAGCAAAGAAGCTTGTGGATATACTCGTATCTAAGGGATGCACTATAACTGAGGCTTCATATCTGGCTGGATACAAAGGGAACAGTGCAAGGGTATCAGCTAGTAAGATGCTACATAAACCAGAAGTACAGGAATACTACCGAAGCCAGATCCAACACAGATTGAATATCTCTACAGGTAAGGCGGTTAATACTCTAGCTCGGCTAACTACTGAGGCTAAGTCTGAGTATGTTCAGCTTGAGGCTAGCAAAGACATTCTAGATAGGGGCGGGTTCAAGGCACCAGACAAGCATATGCATCTTCTATCTGGGGACTTCAAGGTTAACATAGACCTCAGCTGATCTCCCCTACCCTATCGGGTAGCCACCGAGCCCACCCTAAAGCAGCACACTTCGTGTACCTAAGAATACTCAGCCACTAGGCTTCGTATGATACCATAGCACTGGCGTTGCCAGTACCTACTACCACCCCCCACAAGATAATGATCGTACTACACTCACAGAGGGGTGGGGGTTAGAAATTGGGTTTGTCGGGGAAGTAGAGGTAACTCAATCTCTACAGACCTCAAAAAAGCTCGGTAACATCCCTACAACCAAACAACAATAGCGCGATTCAAAAAAATTTTTACCTTGAAATAGCTCGTTGATTACTAGTAGAATAAGGATATGGCTGAAAAAGATAAGAAACAAAAGTTTATTGATTCACTTTACACACCCCCATCGGGCAGTAAGATTGTATCAGATGCTATGTGGGCGATCCCCATAACGGGTGGGTTTAAGATACTAGATACCCTTATTGGAGGTTTCAAGGCTTATAAGACTTATACGGCTGGCTCTAAAGCTGTGGTATCTGGACTGCTCAAAACGGATAAGAAAGTCTTTGATGTTGAATCTGGAAAGATTGGCAAAGTAGCAAAAACAGCAACGGATGCTTTTGTTAGAATTAAAAACCCAACCGCTGCCAATAAAAGAGATTATGTGCAAATTAAAAAGATGGTTAATACCGCAAAGACTGATCTCGATAAAAAATTTAAAATAACCAGTAAAGCTCGCCTAGAGGGATTGCTTGAAAATAACTCAATGGTTAGAAATACTTTGCTTAAAAAAGCTGGAACCTCTATTACAGGCGATATACTTGGGGTTTATGGTGCAACCGAATACATTAAACGTAATGAGAAACGATGAGCGTAATAAAATACTATAAAGAAAATCCTTTGAACCTAGCTTTAGATGTTGCTAGTTTTATTCCAGCAGTAAGAGGTGCAAGGATTGCCTATCAAGCTGGCAAATATGCTTTAAGATCATATAAGGCGGGTAAAATAAAAACTAGACAAACTTTGCTTAGAGGTCATGCCGATACGACAAGTCAAATTAATGTCCTTAAAGCTAAAGCAGCAACCAATCCTAAATATGATTTGTCTTCAAAAAAAGCCTCAATAAAAAATTGGAATAAATATTTAAAAGAATACGAAGCTGACTTGCCAAAACAGATAAAAAAATTAGATAGGTCATTACTCAAAAATATTTCTACAGACAAAACTACTCATATTGGCGCTGCTAATTTGGTAGGCGGTGTCGGAACTACTGCTTTAATACAAACTGGTGCAGATAATAGTTTATACAACTACATGAAAAATAAAAATGGCAAATAGAAAAAACGAAAGGCGTAAAGCCGCTAAAGATAAAAGAGATAAAGACAAATGAATAGAGTATCTAGATTACAAAAAAGAGCCGATGCGATAACAAAGAACGATGCTAAAAACGCCAGAGCCGAGCGCAATCAAAAAGTCAAACTCTACATTGAGGTTAAAATGGCTCGAGGACATTCAAGAGAAGATGCAACCCGTATGGCAAAAGAACTGATTGATGGACAGTAATGAGCTTACTAACTTACGTTAAAGAAAACCCAATACAATCAGCTTTAACTGTAGCTAGTGTTATTCCAGCAGTCAGAGTAGCTTCTTTGTTATATAAAGGTAGCAAAGTAGCTTATAAATCATTGTCAGCTATTGAAGCAAAACAAGCAGTTCGTAAAGCAATTGGTGTACCAAAAAGAAGTGTAACCCTTTATAGCGGAAGTGTTAAAGGTAATCCCTCATTCCGAAATACTTCTGGAGCTAAATATGATAAGTGGTTTGAAGCATCAAAAGGATATGGAATTAGATATACAATGCCTTACTTAAATAAAAAATTAGCAAGTCAATCTAAATTACCAAAAATAAAAGATGAACTAAAACCATACAATAAAAAATATATAGCATTTGCTAATAAAGGTGGTGGCGAATTAAGAAAGGTAACATTAAATCAAAAAGAAATGTTGCAAGTACAAAAACTACAAAACACAGGAAAACTACAAGGTTTTAAATCTAATTTATTTTCTAAAAATCCAACATATCATGGACAATTACCTAAAAATTTATTAGATAAAGCTGAAAAAATACCATTAACTACGATGATAAAACCAATAAAACCAACACATTATAAAATGAGAGGCGGATGGAGAAAAGAAACATAATATGGCACATTCGATAGAAAAACTCAATAAGTACTCATTTGATGGTCTTAAGAAGCTCAGACAAGCCGTTAAACTCAGATACATGTCAGACTACCCAAAAGAATTTATGACCGATTATGAGGCTGATAAGGTCCTTGAAACCCTTAAACCAGAAACATTAGAGATGTTGCATAAGATGGTAGTTAACAAAAAGGTTATAACAGACAATGGCATCGTTAAACTATAAGCCAGATGGCGATACGATAAAGCAATTCATGAAAGATCAATCATTCTTTAGGGGACTTCGTGGTCCTGTAGGGAGCGGTAAGTCGGTTTCTTGTTGTATTGAAATACTAAGAAGAGCCTTAGAACAAAAGGTTGGCGAGGATGGTAAACGTAAATCTAGGTGGGCTGTTATTCGTAATACCAATCCACAGCTTAAAACTACTACCATTAAAACTTGGCTAGACTGGTTTCCAGAAGATGAATGGGGAAAGTTTGCTTGGTCAGTTCCCTATACCCATCACATCAAGAAAGGCGAATTAGACTTAGAGGTTATCTTTTTAGCCCTTGATAGACCAGAAGATGTGAAAAAACTGTTATCTTTAGAATTAACAGGCGTATGGATCAACGAAGCAAGAGAAATACCTAAGTCAATTATTGATGCTACTACCATGAGAGTAGGTAGATATCCCTCTATGAGAGATGGTGGACCGAGTTGGTATGGCGTTATTGCTGATACTAACCCTCCAGATACAGATCATTGGTGGTCAATCCTAGCGGGTGAATCGGTTATGCCAGATTATATTACCAAGCAAGAAGCTAAGATGTTAGTCAAACCAGACAATTGGATATTCTATAATCAGCCACCAGCAATGCTAGAGATTAAAGATAAAGAGGGACATTTAGATAGATATGAAGATAACAAAGATAGAGAGAATGGAAAAAATTTAACTCATGCTTACTACTCAAATATTATTCGAGGTAAAACTAAATCATGGATAGATGTCTATGTATTAAACAAACTAGGACAGATTGAAGATGGAAAACCTGTGTATGAAATGTTTAGACGTGATGTACACGTTGCTAAATCTGATGTAGCCATTATGAAAGATACTTCCATATACGTAGGAATTGACTTTGGATTAACCCCAGCGTGTGTATTTGGTCAAAGAGTTAGAGGTAGATGGCTTATCATAGATGAATTAGTAGCAGAAGATATGGGTATATTACGTTTCTCAGACCTTATGAAACAAAAAATGGCAGAGTATTTACCCAGAAACTTTGTAATATTTGGTGATCCAGCTGGCGATCATAGAGCGCAGACAGATGAATCAACGCCATTCCAGATACTTAGAGGGCGTGGAATATCTGCAAGACCAGCGCCAAGCAATGATGTTATGTTGAGATTAGAGAGCGTCAATGTTACATTATCGCGTATGGTAGATGGTGAATCTGGAATATTGATAGATCCAAAATGTATTAATATTATTAAAGGGTTTGATGGCGGTTATAACTACAGAAGAATGCAAGTATCGGGAGAAAGATACGAGGACAAACCAAATAAAAATAGATTTTCTCATATACACGATGCATTACAATACATGTTATTGGGTGCTGGAGAGGGAAGAAAGTTGACAATTGGCTCAAAAACTAGCAAAGTTGTAGTAGCAAAAAGAAATTTTGATGTGTTTGGAACTAAAACTAGACACTTAGAAGACAGGAGAAGATGATATGTGCGGAGGAGGCGGAGGCTATACACCACCACCACCACCTGAACCAGATCCTCGTATTGAGGAGCAAGCTAAAGAAAAGCGTGCAAGGGAAAGGAGAGTGGCATTAAATGAAAAAGCTAGACTAAAAGATGAGGCGTTTGAAATTGCTGTACAAAATGCTTATGGCATGAAAAATCGTAGATCATTGTTGTCTGCTTCTTCTAGAAAAGGCGGCGAGGGTTTCAACGTTGATGCTGGTTTAATGTCTAAAACTACGTTAGGAGCTTAAATATGTGTGAGGGCACAATGGGCGGAAAATTAAAAAAATCTTGGGAAACAAAAAATCCTACAGAACCTTTTCCGTTTGTTAAGTCAGAAGTCTATAATCGTAAAAAAGCAGAAAGCAAAGTAAAGGTTGCTAATCTTAATCAGCCAAGCACAAGTAGAACGGCAAGAATGTTTCAAACAGCTTACAAAGATAAAACAATAATGAACAAAAGCCTTTTAGGAGGGTAAATTGGTATTACCAATAGAAAATACACAACCTATATCTCAAATGGATTCTCCGGTTAGACGGCTTTTAGCTAGATATGAGCAAGCCAAAACCATTAAACACCAATGGCATGACATCCTTGAAGAGTGTTATGAGTACGCTTTACCACAAAAAGAAAGTTTTTTTACAGAATCACAAGGCAGAAGAAGAACAAATCGTATCTTTGACGAAACCGCAGTCGTAGGTGTACAAGAGTTTGCTTCAAGATTACAGGCTGGTATTGTACCGAACTATGCAAGATGGGCTGACTTTGTAGCGGGAACTGACGTTCCACCAGATGAAGCTAAAGAATTAAATGAAATATTAGATCAAGTAACTGATTATGTCTTTGAGGTATTACAGGCTTCTAATTTTTCACAGGAAGTGCATGAGTCATTTTTAGATATGGCTCTAGGGACAGGAGTCCTCTTAGTAGAAGAGGGAGATGCTGTTAACCCTATTAGGTTTAGAGCAATACCTTTGCCTCAAGTTTGGTTAACATCTGGACACGATGATAGAGTAGACCATGTCTTTAGAAGAAGAGTTATTCGTATGAAAGAAATACAGGTTGCTTACCCAGATGCTGTATTTGGAGACAAAATGATGATGGATTTGAATAAAAATCCAGACAAAGAATGTGAAATTATAGAAGTTGTATACCGAAACTACCACAATACTAAGGAAGAAGAGTACCATTTCTGTGCTATTTCTAAAGAATATGAAGAAAAATTGCACGAAGAAACCTTTAAAGGGAGAGGTTCTAACCCTTATTTAGTCTATAGATGGAGCAAATGTGCTGGAGAAACTTATGGTCGTGGACCATTAATGAATGCTTTACCAGCAATTAAGACAGCAAATCTAACAATTGAAATGATTTTAGAAAATGCACAGATGTCTATATCAGGTATGTATCAGGTAGAAGATGATGGTGTAGTTAATGTAGACAACATA